ACAAGAGGAACACTTCTTTATACCAGACATTGATTACAAACACTATGGTGTTGATGATTTTTGCTTACCGACAGACAAGAATGTGTTTGTGTCTAATGGACCCGTTCTATCCGGGCAGACAGTAAACTGGAACATGACGGAGATGATAGTCAATCTTGCAAAGAAACACTCTTCTTGCAGTTTCTATATCACACAACCCATTGATGCAGCACTCAAGAATGTATTTGATGCCAACCAATGGTTTGATTTTGGAGGTCGTAAAAGCAACTTGAATGAGTTGTCAAAATTGGCATCCTTGTGTGACATCATCGTGGGAAGATCCAGCGGTCCGTATAGTTTCACTCACACTAAAAGCAATCTCTTTAACCCCAACAAGACATACATTTGTTCGTCTAACGGTAGAGATGAGGGACATTGGGGAGGTTTGTGGGACTACAACATTCCTCAAAAAGCAAAGCAGTTGTGGGTAGAGTGCCATGTCCACAAGAATAGTGACTGTTCGGGCGACTTGTTGGACATGGTTGACGATGAAATTAAGACCAAGTACGGGAGTAACTAACATGGCAGATACATTAGGGAGTATTGTTGACAAACTCATTACAGCAGACTTAAAAATGTGGAACAATCAAGAAATACTCTACGAGATTCGAAGAATGTCTTTTGAGGAGTACAAGGATAAGTACTTCATGAACGAGCAGGGAGCGCAAAACTTGTGGGAGTGCCTGAAGAAATGCTGTGACCTCAATGTTCAAAGAAATCAACTCATTGATGAACTCGACAAAAAAGTCGTTGAGATGATATCCTCTGGTATCAGGGGAGAGGACTTGGATGATGGCAAGTTCATTCAAAGAAAACACAAAACCTATTGACTCCAACGAGTCTGTAGTGTTCATCGACATAGGACAAGATAACCAAGAACTCATATCAAGGTTCTTGAAAGAGGTAGGTTCTTCTTCCAACTCTTTCCGATACTATCTCAAAAGAAGCCTGCCGGAATGCATTAAATCTCATATCCTGACCACTATACTCACGGAAGATTCTCTTCCAATAGCATATGGTCATCTGGACAAGGATGAGAATGGTGTTTGGCTTGGCATATGCGTCAGGGAAAGTCATGTCGGAAAAGGCTATGGAAAAATCATGATGGATAGGTTGACTTCTTTCTATGACGGCTCTATACTCTTGACTGCCGACGAATCCAATCACCGCGCCATCTCGTTGTATGAAAAGTATGGATTTCTCACCACAGATCACAAGAACGGAATCGTTTACATGATAAGAAAGCGACTATGATACCGGTATACAAACCATACATTTCTGAATTGAGCGGTGAGTACGCAAGAAAGGCAATAGAATCCTCTTGGATATCCTCTATAGGAGAATACATTGAGAAGGCTACTGAAAAACTCTCATTCATGACAGGTTCCAAGTACACCATTCTGGTAAACAACGGAACCTCAGCGACACATCTTGTCGCAAAAACACTTTTCCGTTTCCATCCAGAAGTCAAGAGAGTTCTTGTTCCTAGTGCGTGCTATGTAGCCGCATACAACTCTTTGTTGTATGATGGTGTTTCATGGGACATCGAGTGTGTGGACTTGAATTTACACACATGGAACATGAATCTGGATGGGTTTGATGTCCTTGACACGGATGCTATTTTTGCGGTTCACAACCTTGGTAATATCATCAATGTCCCTTTGTTGAAAAGAAACCATAGGTGTGTGGTAATAGAAGACAACTGTGAGGGAATGTTCGGACGATACGACGGTGTCTGTTCGGGAACCGCCTCATTGTGCTCTTCATTGTCCTTCTTCGGCAACAAGAACATAACTTGTGGAGAGGGAGGGGCATTCATGACCAATGATGAAGAAGTCTATAAATTCATCACGAAAGTAAAGGGTCAAGGTCAAACAAACAAGAGGTACATACATGATGTTCTGGGATATAACTACAGAATGACTAACATTCAGGCTGCTATATTGCTGGGACAATTGGAAACATCTGATTTCATTTTCGATCAAAAGCGTCATGTGTTTGACAGATATCGAAAAAACTTGTGCTGTCTTCCTGACATTGACATTCAAGCAAATGAAGATGGTTGTGAGCATTCAATGTGGATGTTTGGAGTAAGGTTTCAGGAGTTGACCTCTTATGACATCGCACATCGTTTTTTCATGGAAGCGGGCATTGAAACAAGACCCATGTTTTATCCTTATACCGCACACTCTCACTTGAACATGAGAGGGGATGATTCTATAGCGAGGCTAGTAAACAATAGCGTGGTTATTTTGCCATCATATGGTGAACTGACTGATGAGCAGATAGATTATATTTGTGAAAAGGTCATTGAATTGTCTAGAACTTTACACTCTCGCGAATGTGTGGTATGATATGACCATGACCGACAAGATTGAACTCGTCATCCTCCGAAGCCTGCTGCATCGGCAAGGCTATACCCGTCGCGTACTCCCGTTCCTTAAGGACGAGTACTTCCATGACAACTGCGAGAAGCGTCTCTTCAGGACCATCTCGGAGTTCGTGAACAAGTACACGAACGCGCCCACGCGGGAAGCCCTCAATATCATCCTCAACCAACAGGAAGGGATGTCACAGGGTGAGTTTGACGATTGCATCCGTCTGGTGGATGGATTGTCCGCTTCCGATGAGGAGCCGGAGGAACAATGGCTGGTGGACCAGACCGAGAAGTTCTGCAAGGACAAGGCGGTATACAATGCCCTGATGGAGTCAGTTGAGTTGCTGGACGAGAAGAAGGCGAAGGGTCGCTCCACCAATGCGATTCCCGACATCCTCTCCAAAGCCCTCAGCGTGTCCTTTGACCAGCACATCGGTCACGACTTCATTGAGGATGCCGAGCAGCGATACGAGTTTTACCATCGCATTGAGAAGAAGACCCCGTTTGACCTTGACTACTTCAACCGGATCACCAACGGCGGTGTCCCTGACAAGACCCTGAATGTGGTCCTCGCGGGCACGGGAGTGGGCAAGTCCCTGTTCATGTGCCACCATGCGGCGAACTGCCTGACCCAGAACAAGAATGTCCTCTACATCACATGCGAGATGGCGGAGGAACGCATCGCCGAACGAATTGATGCAAACCTGATGGATGTGACTCTGGATGACCTCAAGCATCTGCCGATAGATGTCTACGGCAAGAAACTCGCCAAGTTGACCAAGAACATCACTGGCAAGTTGATCATCAAGGAGTATCCCACCGCTTCCGCTAGCGTCAACCACTTCCGCCACCTGATGGATGAGTTGCGGCTCAAGAAGAACTTCAAGCCCGATGTCGTGTTTATTGACTACTTAAACATCTGTGCCTCGTCCCGCTTCAAGCCCGGTGCGAATGTGAACTCCTACACCTACATCAAGGCGATTGCGGAGGAGTTGAGGGGAATGGCGGTGGAGATGGCGGTTCCCATCTTCACGGCGACCCAGACGAACCGATCCGGCTTCTCCAACACCGATGTTGACCTGACGGACACATCCGAGTCTTTCGGTCTTCCGGCTACCGCCGACTTCATGTTCGCCATCATTGCCACCGAGCAACTGGACGAGTTGGGGCAGGTCATGGTGAAGCAACTCAAGAACCGGTACAACGATACCGCGACCAACCGAAAGTTCGTGATTGGAATTGACCGGGCAAAGATGAAACTATTTGATGTGGAAGATTCTATGCAACAACTAGTTGACAGCAAGCCAAAGTCGGGGTATCATGATGCCGATGAAGATGACCAAGAGACTCGCACGCACACACGCATGCGGGGAATGAAAGACAAGTTTGACGATTGGACATGACTAAACGCACGCCTAGCATCCGGGTATGCAAACCGCCTTATAATCGGTCTTAGCGGCAGATTACCGCGAGAGGTGGGTTCGACTCCCACGGCGTGTATTCAGAGGCGATAAATAAGGCGAGGGGAAACCCAAACCTTATGTTATCGTTTCTAGAGACACAAAAAATACTTCAGGAATCAAAGGTGCAGAACAAGCACCTTGACCACATAGAGGACATGATGTTCCTCTCCGGTGGCAAGGGTCTGCTCGGTTCCGTGGCATTCCTGAAGGACATCTCCAAGAGCCTTCATTTGGGAAAACCCCCGGCTTCGGTCAAGTTTTCCACCAAATGGGACGGGAAACCAGCCGTTGTCTGCGGCATCAATCCGGAAAACAAGAAGTTTTTCGTGGCGACCAAGGGGGCTTTCAGCAAGACCGTCAAGGCATACCACACCCCCGCTGAAGTCCGGAAGGGCGTTGAGTCCGCCGACCTAGCCAACAAACTGATTGCCTGCCTCCAGTTGCTCCCCAAGTTGGGCATCAAGGGTGTCCTACAGGGCGACCTCATGTTCACGGGCGGGGACAAGAAGTCCCGCACCATCAACGGGGTGGAATACATCACCTTCCAGCCGAACACCATCATGTATGCGGTCGGCAAGGACAGCGACCTCGGCAAGAGGATTGCCTCCGCCAAGTTGGGCATCGCCTTCCACACGCAGTACAGCGGGGAGACGATGGCAGGTCTCAATGCCACCAGTTTCAACTTCAACTCCGGGACGCTCAAGAAGTCCGCCGATGTCTGGTTCACCGACCCGAACATCTACGACATCACCCCTGCCCTGCTCAATGACGACGAATACAAGAACATCCTCTCCATGATCAAGGATGCCGAGACGCAGGCGAAGACCGCGATCCCTTTCCTCAAGACGCTCGTCACTCCGTCCAACGAGGACATGCTGAAGATGATGATTCTGCCCTACATCAACGCCACCATCGGCGGGGGTCTCACAAACTTCACCGTTCAGGGATTGATGCTCCATATAGAGACCCGCTTCAACAAGGAGATTGCCAAGTTGAAGACGGAGAAGGGCAAGATGTCCCGTGAGAATGACAAGAAGAAGATACTGAACTTCGTCAAGACCTACTCCAACCAGTTTACGAACCTCTTCACCCTCCACAACAAGTTGGCGAAGTGCAAGGAAATCCTGCTCGCCAAGTTCAACAACATCAGTGCCTTTGGGCATTTCTTCGTGGACGAGGACGGAATCCGTCCCACCGACCCCGAAGGCATCGTCGTGTCACGCACCAGCGGCGTGGTGAAACTCGTCAACCGACTCAAGTTCAGCAGGCAAAACAGGAAGGTGAACCAATGACGGACAGGTTTTCGGATTACATCGGCGAGGCGAAAGCCAAGAAGAAGGCGGTCGTTTTCGCATTCGGTCGCCTCAATCCCCCGACCATCGGTCACGGAGTTCTCGTTGACAAGGTGATGTCCGAAGCCGCCAAGAGGGATGCCGACCATTTCGTGTTCGTCACGAAGACCACAGACCCCAAGAAGAACCCACTCACTCACGAACAGAAGGTGTCCTACCTCCGCAAGTTCTTCCCGAAGGGGAACTTCCCGCTGAACAAGGCACGCGACTTGTACGATTGTGTTCTTTATCTTTGCTCGCTCGGGTACACCGAACTCTATGCCATCTGCGGTAGCGACCGAAAAGCAGAGTTTGAGGCGGTCGCTCGCTATAAGGGAAAGGTTGCCACCAAAGACCCCAAAAAGAGAAAGTATTCTTTTGACAAGTATGAGGTGGTCATGGCGGGCGAGGCACGCGACGATGCGGCACAGGGGACGAAGGGCATGTCCGCGTCCAAGATGCGTGCAGCGGCGTTCAAGGGCGATTACAAGGAGTTCTCGCAGGGCGTTCCCGGTAGCGACGAAGCCCTGAAAAAGCGTCTTTACCGCGATGTCCGTAAGGGGATGAGCCTGAAAGAAGAATACCTTTGGGAAGCCACCGGTGACGAAAAGGATAAGGTAACGATTCTCGCACTCACCTCGTCCGAGAAGGACTTGAGCGACAGCGTGGAGAAGATGGAGAAAATCTGTAAGAGACGCAAGATTGAGTTCTATGCGGTCAAGACCAGCAAGGCACAAGTCCAGATTGACAATGTGGTCTCCAAGAAGATTGTCATCAAGAACTACGATGGCGAGGGCAAGGATGCGACCATCGTTCCGGGCAACACCGTGTGTATCGTGCGCGGGGGCGTGATGAACACCCAGACGGGCGTGGCGGTGCTGGACATTCTCCAGAACAACGGCGTGTTCATGATTAACGAGAAGGGCGGCATGGAACTGTGTGCGAACAAGTTACAGACAGCCATCGCCCTGAAGAAGCACGAACTGCCCCATCCCCGCACCGCATTCGTGGTGAACGAGGCGAACATTGAGACAGCGGTCAAGGAGATCGGCGGCAAGTTCCCCGTCATCGCCAAGACACTCACCGGTGCAGAGGGAATCGGCGTGTCCAAGATTGAGAGCATGGAGAGCCTGAAGTCCGTCCTCCAGACCCTGTGGAAATACGGGGCGGAGGTCATCATCCAGGAGTTCCTGCCCGACTTCAAGAACGATGTCCGCAGCATCGTCCTCAACGGCAAGATATTCGCATGTGCCAAGCGTGACAAAGCCCCGAAGGACTTCCGCACGAACATCGCACGCGGTTCCAAGGGCGGGTCACACCAGTTGACCGACGAGGAAATCAAGTTGGTTGAGAGAGCCGCACGGGTCAGCAAGTGCTACTATGTCGGTATTGACCATGTCATCAACGACGGAAAGCCTTACATCATTGAAATGAACGCCAGTCCCGGCAGCGGAAACATCTACTACCGCTACTACGAAGAAGGCAAGGGCAAGGACAATGTGAAGGGAGATGAGTTGATTGAGGACTTCCTTGACTACATCCTCAACAAAGCCCACTGGAAACTTTTCTCCAACCTAGCAGTCCGCGAGCCGGTTGTCATTGACGGTGCAAAGTATACTGCCAAGGTAGACACCGGCAACAGCGGCTACAACATGATTCATGGCGAGAACATCAAGGACAACGGCGACCACACCGTGACTTTCATCCTGCCGAATGGCAAGAAGGTCACGAAGAAGATCGTCAGCCGCATCACGGTCAAGAGCGGAATTGGCGAGAAGACCCGCATGGTCATCTTGATGGACATTGAGTTTCACGGCAAGAAGTTCACCAACATCAAGTTCAGCATCGGCGACCGCAGCCACATGAGCACGAAGGTTTTGCTCGGTCTCCAGTTCTTGAGCAAGACCGGGTTCACCGTAGACCCGGCAGGTGCCATCTATCCCCAGCCGGATGGGGATGTGAAGAGACGAGATGATGAGGAGGAGGAAGAGGAACTGTCTGAAGTCATCCGCCATGTCGGGGGCAAGTGGGTCATCTTCTCCAAGGACGGCAAAAAGAAACTCGGCACATACGACACCGAGACGGCGGCAAAGAAGCGTCTGAAGCAGATTGAGTTCTTCAAGCGACAGGAAGGTCTTGAGGAATATGCCGATGTCATACTTGAAAGCATGTCAATCAAAGATGCGATGATTGCGGTCAAGAACTTCCTGAAGAGTCCGTTTGTCGTGGGCAAGGTCGTTGACCTCATCAAGAGGCGGAAGACGATGGAACCCGCAAAGTTCAAGACAGAAGTTGAACTCGTAAAGCAAGAGATACTTCATGCGGTCTACATGATGTCTGCGTCGGGCATGACACTTGCCGCTTTCTTCGGAGAGCACAAGATTGGCAAGTTGGCGAAGCACATCGCGAAGGAGTTGGTGGCACATGCTGTGGTCAAGCACGGAAAGTTGCCCGGTGTGGACCCATCCGCGGTTCTCACAACAATCAGTTCAATGCTCTCCGGTCTTGGCACCATGCTCGGCATGGGTGACGAGGTGGAAGGAGACCCCATCATTGAAGCGGACCTCGCTTTCAAGGGAAAGAAGATGAAGGGGCACCTTGACGGGTTGCTCGCCAAAATCAAGAGCAAGCACGGAACGACGGATGTCACATACAGTCAGGCGATGAAGACCGTCGGCTCCACTGGTGCGGCGAGACTTGCGGCGAGAGGGAAGATAAAGAAGGACAGCGGAGAGAGGGAAAAGGGAGAACTCGGGAAAAGCGAGTCGGTGGACATAGAGGAAGCCGATGTCACCAAGGGCAAGAAGTTCAAGACCAAGAGCGGCAAGACAAAGGAGTCGCCGAAAGACAAGGACAGCGGATTGCCCAAGAAGTATGTCTCGGGTCTGTCCAAGAAGAAGGCGACAGCGAGAGCAAAGGCACTGGAGCGACGAAAGAAAATGCCGGACAGCGACCCGCGCACATGGGAGTTCGTGACGAAGGGAGAGAAGAAGATGAAAACCAAGCCGTCAAAGTATACATCATTGTACAACAAGTTGAAGGCGAAGGGCAAGTTGAAGGTCAGCCGCAGCGAGGAATGCGAAACCGCCCTGTCCCGCATTGAGAGTATCCAAAACAACATTCCCGAACTTGAGGCTCGCATCACCGAAGCCGTGCGGTTGGAGAATACATGGAGAGAGAAGGGAATGACCGATGTCGCATCTCTTGTCCGCGAATACATTGACTTCCTCAAGGAGGAGCGATACGAGGATGTCCCGGTGGAGGACATCAACGACGAGTTCCGCTACTTCCTGATGAAGGAGGAGGGCATCGCACGCGCACGCCTCGCACGCGAGCGAGTGAAGGATGAACTCAAGGAGCAGTATGGCGACGACTGGAGAAAGGTCTATGCCAAGACGCTCATGCGGATGAACGGCTCGGAGACCCTTGAGGAGTGGTTGGACGAGGCGAAGAAGGTCAACTCGGTGATGAAGTGGACGGCTCTCGGCAAGAGAGGACCGCTGCTCATCGGCACGAAGAAGATTGTCAACACCTACAAGCAGGACACCCCCGGCGAGCGAGAGAGATTGGGCGAGGAGAACGATGCGGACAAGGAACGGGCAGACCTATACAAGAGATGGAGAAGCCTGGTGAACATGGGTCCGAAGGAACTCTCCAACTTCATTGACTCCGACGAGGGCAAGGAAGCAGGTCTGTCCCGCAAGGAAGCCGGGAAAGCCGGT